AAAGCGTCGGAGAAGTTGGTGGATAACATCGGTAGTTTTTTCGGTGCCAGCTTTTCGGACTTCTTCACTTTGAACACTACTTTAGAGTTACCCCGGTATTTGATTTCTGCCTTTGCCTTTTCTACGGAACTAACCATTTCTTTACAATTCAACGCATCAACCAACAGGATAGGCAGGTTCTTGTTGGTACCGCCCATAAGTTCCTGCATAAAGTCGTATTCCGCATCCTGCCGGATAACTGCCTGTTTACGGCTTTTCAGGTTTACGATCCAGCCGGTACGGTTCCCGCTGCCGTCTTTTTCTATGGCGTCTTTTATCTTACCCGCGTAATCTTCCTTTTGCTTCTCAAAGTTATTACCTGCACGGTCATAATACAAATCAAGTTCTTTATACTCATGGTTCTGGAAGAAAGTAAGGAACTGGTCGGCGATCTCCCGGAACCAGCCCGGCGGTATCTCAAAAAAGTTCTTATGTACCCGGTAATAAGCACCGTCCGGCTGACCGATCACCAAAGAAAGCATATTACCGAAGTCCATACCGCCTTCAATCGCTTTATCATGGTGCAGGTACCGGAGCTCCCGCGAGCTGTAAGCAGCTTCCCCGGACATGGTACCGTTATAATACTTATGTCCTTCACCAAACAACACATAGAAACGTAAATCCCTGCGAAGACCGGGACGCATACCCACCACCGACTTTTTAAATTCGTGAAGCTCCAGCGTACCATTATACAACCGCTTTAAATACTCTATCGTAAGTATCTCAACATTAGCGAATGAAGAAGCGTTAAGAAAGAACGTCTGCCCTTTTCTCAACTTCAACAAAGCCCGATCGTAATATTCAATATCCCGCTTCAAACGTTTCAGTTTCAAGGGGGAAGGCCTGTTCTTTCTTTGTTCCCGTAAAAGGGAAATTATCAAGTCATTACGTACACTTGCCGCCTGTACTATTTTAATGATCCGTTCCGGGTCCATTTGCTTGACATACCGGAAAAACCAGTCGTACTCGTTTTCGTCGATATCCGGCATATCGGTAGTAATGGTTATTCCCAGGAACAAATGGGAATGTCCGTAAGTGATCGCATCACCGCGAAGAATAGGCATAGCGCGGTTTACTTTCATTTCCTTATCGTACTTCGCTTCATCATAAAACAGATGTATTACAGACTTTCCGGCAAGCAATGAAGGGTTATCCAGTGATCCCATGAAAATAACACATCCGTTCCAGAAGCTATAAACATGCTTGTAATCATCTACGATAACCGAACATTTACGCCGCCAGGATTCAGGCGGGCGGGTATCTTTTACATAGTGTACCCCTTCGATCAGGCCCATAAGTTGCCAGCCCTTCTGTACGGCCGGCATTATATTATCTTCCAGGTTACTGTAGGTATTGGCAACAAAAGCGAACGCACCGCCGGGCATTTCTTCCACACACCGGGCGGAACGCCTGGCTTGTATAACGGTAGATTTAGCCATACCGCGGCCGTCAATAGATACAAGGATAGTAGTATCGATCCAGTCCGTCAGAACCTGGATTATATGACCGTATTTTATTTCTACATCATCGGCGTTACTCACCTTCGTTATCTTCCCCGAACTCTTTGATATCATACAACATACGTTTTTTCAGATCAAAAGCTTTAATACGCGCATCCTCTTTTATATTATCACGTACAATAACAGGAATTTCCGGTATCGCGTCGATAAACTCTTCCAATTCCTTACGGTCGATTTCAGGAACACCCAGATCCTTACGGCTGGTAGTATAAATAACCGTGCTTTTCTGTGAAAGCAGTTCCTCCGGTATTTCGGTCTGTTGGTCCTTATAACATCCGCGAAGTTCCGCCGCCAGTTTCAGAAGGTTCTTAGCCTCCTTTACATTACCCATAAGAAAGACGGTATTCGCCCAATTTTCGGCCTTTTCCGCATACAGGTTGGCGAAAGCCTGCGGGCGTACGTTATCCTGTGTATAAAAGAAATTGAGACTGTCGGCGTACACCTGGCGGGCCATCCAGTCCGAAAGGCCGTAAGGCTCCGACTTTAAAAGGCGGATGATACCGGCCTTTGTCACCAACTTGCCATTTATACGCATACGGGCACGAAGGCCCCGTACCATTTCCATAAGGCTGTAATATTCCCTTTCATCGGGCGCGAGTGCTTCCAGCGTACCGGTAGAAAGAATCCTTTGAATCTGGTTGATATCCACCTTGTCAAAGTCTATTCGTGAGGGCTTAATTAAATTCGTCGTCATCCATTTGTTCGATTAAACGTTCAAAAGTATGTCTTTTCCGTACGGCCTCCAGCTGTTTTATAGCTTCCACGTTTCCGCCTTCCGCCGCTTCATGGAGTTTTATTTCAGGCGCGGCACGTGCTACCAGAATCCCTTCCCGGATCAGGAAGTTAACGGAAGTTCCTACCGTTTCCGCATCCCGGACAAAAAGCCCGGCATCCTCCAAAGAAAGCCCCAGGGAAACGGCTATGTCTTTCGGCGAATACCCTAAAGAAGACAAACGCCGTACATCCTCCTTTTGCTGCGCATCCAGGTAAATACTATCCACCACCGTTAAATCGTTCATACGCATCTTTTATTCGTTTCTGTGCCGTGAAATAATAAATTTCGTCCTGTTCCATTAATACAAAGTTCCGGCCGCTTTCAATGGCTGCCACGGCCGTAGTACCGGAACCGCCGAAAGTGTCCAGGATCAGATCGCCGGGCTTTGTACTGTCTTCAATCAGTTTACGGATCAACGCCACCGGTTTCTGTGTGGGATGAACCTTTTCACCTTCTACCAGTTTCGCACCGGAAGCAAAAGACCGGATATTATCTATTATGTTTGTGGCACCGATAGAAACACCCTTTCCGCAATGAAACAAAATAAGCTCATGTATAAAGGCGTAATGATTACCCGGGCCCGACTGTTTGTTCCAGACGATCATGTTTGACGCGCCTAAATACAAGTCAAACAACGGATAATAAAAAGCATACCCGCGCCAGTCCGTAAAAAAGTACACACAAGCACCGGGTTTCTTCACCCGGTTAAACTCCAGGAACAAATCCCGGTAAAAGGGTTTACAGATAGACAAATCTTTAAAACTGCCTTTCTTCCCGTTGTGTGTCATTCCCAGGAAATAAGGCGGATCGGTTATTATACAATCTACGGAATTGTCCGGAACACGTTTCAACGCCTCCAGGCAATCCTCGTTATATATTTGGTTTGTAATCATTGGAAAGTTGTTTAAGCCGGCTTTCTTCTTTTTCTATCCGGAGGGTTAATGTCTTGAGCTGGTGCCCCAGCTCCGAGCGGTCGCAAGGGTGAGAGAAACGGCCCAGGTTCTTTGTGATCCGTTGCCGTTTCCCTGTCAGACTGGCAATAAGTTCAATTACTTTTTTTTTCGCGCCTCAATTTCTTCCTCTATGGCCTTCTGTGTAGTTTCCCACTTTTGGATCAATGCAAGGGCACTCGCTTTCTTCTTCTCATCATCCCCGGCCTGTTCCAGTTTCGCCTTATTCTTTGAAAGGTTGGCGCGGGCGTTATTCAGTGCCTTTTGTATGTCGATATCCGAAAGGTTCTCGACGCCCTTACGGACGGACAAACTTTTTACCTTCTCACATTTACCCAGAATCTTTCCGTTCTCCCGGTAATATTCCAGTTCATCCCACATCTCGCGGTTAGCGATGAAGTTTTCCACAACCGCCTGCGCTTCCTGTGCTGTAGAAAGTGAACTGACATCATCCGGAGTAGCTTCCAGGCGGGCGAAAGCTTCCTTATATCTCCCGTATGCGGTGAACATGTCGGAAACAAGTATTTTCAGAATGTCGGGGCAATCCGGAGAGTTTAGGAAAGTAAATTTTTCGCGGAAACGTATCATTTTGGTTACGGTTTCCGGAGCTGCCTTGTATCGTTTCTCCGCCTCTTCCAGTTCCTCTTCCAGCTCTTCCACACGGTCGGCATTTTCATCCATGGAAAGAACCTTATCCCGGAAATCGGACGAAACGAGTTCTTCCACACTGACGCCGAAAGATTCGGCAAGTTCCAGCAGCAAATCATCGCTGTATTTTACCGGCGTTTTGGATGTTTCCTCCCGGGCGGGTTCCATTTTTACCGCGGTCAGCTGTTTGGAGTTTCGCCGGATCGTCTTAAATTCACGTTCAGAAAGCCCGGCCAACTTCCGTAGTTCCTCTAAAAGAATGGCCTTCATCGTTTCCGTTTCTCCCTGCCGGCGGAATGACTTCTTTAACATACGGTTGATACCGTTTTTCTCGTACAGTTCCACGCCCTGAATAAAGTTACGCGGACCGGCCAGATAGGTAATAATTTCCTGTTTCATACTATATAAAATTTGATGATACAAAGAAAAAAGGGGGTAATTACCCTAAAAAGGACAAAGGGTGGCCGGGCATGTGCTGCCGGTCACCCTTTGAATTACATGAAAGCCGTTTACTTACGCCTCATAACGGCTTTGTTCAATCCATTTCATAGCCTCCGAACCGTCGTTAAACGCCCGCAACGTCAGTTGGGAACCTTCGGAAGCGGTAAACGTCTTACCACCTTTCAGAAGGAAATTACCGCCCGCTTCCACCGTAGGCGCAACACCCGAACATCCCATAAGGGTAATTACCGAGCCGTGACTTCCACCGGTAACACCGGCTATCTTAGCCGCACCCGCGGAAAGCTGGTACTGCCCGTCCGTCTGGTAATCTATATCCGTGGCTCCGGCTTCCACCACGGCCACCGGTTCTTCCAGAGTGTCGGTACCCCGGTAAATGGCGATATCATCCCCTTTGCTGATCTGGGTGAAAGTAAGTTCGTTCGTATTCGATTCATTGGAACCGGTATAAGAAACGGATAACTTACACGGGTTACAGGGCGTTCCGATCAGATCGGCAGGCTTTCCGCTACAATAACGGAGCACAACGATACATTTCTTGGACAGCCAGTTTGTCTTAAACTCGCGAATTTCCTGTTCGTTACCGGGATGATTGAACTTAACGGAAGGCGTATAACCTTCGGCGTCCGTTTCCCCGTCACTGTTGGAACTGATTTCAGCGGTACCGGGTGTCAGGTAAATACCGATCGCGTAACGTCCCGCCTTCATTACGATATCATCCTCGATAACCACGCCGGCATCGTTTCTCTGCGGGAAGGAAAGAATATCGTCAACGTCGTAAATTACGAGCTGATCCTTGGGCTGAATACCGTTACCGGGATTGCCGGCCGGCCTTCTTACGCTTGCTTTTACGTATGTCATAACTTAATGATTTATAAGGTTATAAAATGGAAGGGATAAAGTATCCCTTCCGCCAAAAATTAGCCTCTTGCCACTTCGTAGAATTTACCGTCGGCGGCTTTCGCCAGCTTGATAAACTTGCCTTCGGAAAGCGTCATAGCTTCGGTTAAGACAAAGTTTCCGCCGGCTGCAATGGTGGAAGCAAATTCAGAACCGCTTCCGTAGATCGTGTAAACGACACCGGCTTCCGCATCGGTAAAGTTAGTGATTGCCGTTGCCTTTGTATTCTCACCGGTTACGAATACTTCACCGTCAAGCAAAGAAGGATCCGTTTCATCCGGCGCAAACTGCAACGCATCGGAAGAAGCGTTTTCGCGGCCGATCTCGATAAATTTACCGTCGGCACGTTTCATCAGTTTGATAACATCCCCCTTACCCGGCTGCCAGGTAGCGGAAATAAGGTCAAATTTTCCGCTTTTCTCAATCTTAACGCCTTTATCCACGCTTCCGCATTTCAGGGAAATAACCGTACCTACCGGCGCGTCTTCAATATCGGTAATCGTAAATTCGGCTGTGTTCGCTACGGTAACAATGGAGGTATGAAGCTTGGCCGACGGGTTCTTGTCCTTGTCAGCGTCCACAAAGTAAGACGCCGGGCGGTCATACTCATTACAGAAGATCATCTGGCGCGTATAGTCCATATCTTCTTTCTTGGTGTACTTGAAGCCC